TTCCGCAATCATCATGTTGACAATGGAGCTTGGCCGGATGCCTTCCTCGATGATTGCCTGCTCGATGACGGGCATGAGCATGTCGCGGAACTTGATCAGCTCGGCCCGCCGCTCCGGCGGCAGCGACTCGATGGAGACGATGGGATCGACCGGCGAGTCGGCCATAAGGTTTGCTCCCTTGGGAGATACGATACTGCAAGATTGCAGCGCATGTCGAGTCACGCTCGAGTCGATCCTGCAGCGGACAGGGCTGCCGCGGGCTGCAGGCGTGCAAGCTCGCCAGGGTCCACAAGCTCTGGGGCCTGCCCCGCCGCAAGACGCTGCTGGTATTGCCACAGGAACAGCCAGGTCTCGAACCGGCCGCCGTGCGCGGTGGGCAACCACACCCGCACGCGCGCACCGTCCGATGCCGGACCGGACGCCGGACGACCGGCCGGGGCCTTCGGATTTTTAGCGGACCAGACGCTCTCGGATTGGAGCCAGCGCTGCCAGACATGCAGCCAGCGCGCGGTGACCTGGTGCTGGTAGTAGGACCTGAACCTGAGCCGCTCGCGCTGCGCATCGAGGCTGGGGTAGAGCAGCGCCGCGAGCTCGAGCTCGGCGGGGCCAGGAAAGTCCGGCGGCAGCGCCGAGGCGCGCACCGGGTGCTCGCAGTAGGCTTGGCCTGGCGCAACGCCGGCCCCGCAGGATGGGCAAAGCCAACCCTGTTTCATGCTCACCTCCGATAGTTTTTAGCGACGCTTCCGCCGGGGCCTTCGATTACCGACCACGGTCTCCCGCACGGGCAGGCCGTAGAGCACCTCGAACAATCGCTTCTTGATGCGGTACTCCGGCAGCACGCGCGTGCGCGGGCTCTTGACGTCCTCGACGACCCATTGGCCGGCAGCGACATCGCGGTAATAGAAATCGGGCTCGAACATGCAGATCGTCTCGCCCTCGACCACGAGCGCGAACGACTGGTGGACCTGCAGGGTGTCGATCTCGCCGATGCGGCAGAGGATCTTGAGCTCGCAGTAGCGTCGGTGCTCGGCCTGGCTGTCGAACCACACGGCGTCGTCGAGCACGCGCCGCCTGCGACCGGCGCGCGTGAGCTTGGTGAGCTTCCCTAGTACGGGAGGAGCAGCTGCGCCGGACATTGCGGGCGTCGCTTGCGCGCGAGCGGGACGATGGTGAGGCGGGTTCCTATCGCCTGCGCCCATAAGGTCGCGAAATAGAGATCCGGGCGGCGATCGTCGCACTCCCAGCGCGAGGCCAGGCTGTCGGAGACGCCGATGCGCAGGCTCAATTCTCGCAGCGGAATCTTGTGGGCCATCCGCCAACGGCGGAACTCGTCGACCAGCAGGTAGTAGGGATCACCCTGCCGCGGCATGGACATGGTTTGATCCACGCTTGGCGGCGCGTGCTGCGAGCTGCTTGATCGAGCGGCAGATGCGCCGCGCGCTGGACTCGCTCATCGTGGTCGAGCGCTTGGCCCAGCGATAGTACTGCGCGTCGGAGATCCCGGCGTGCAGCACGGCCCGCTTGAATTCGACGCCGGCACTCGTCGCGAGGCAGGTCGTCTGGTCGAGATAGGTCTGGATCATGAGCTGGCATGATGCTGCAAGCGTGCAGGACGAGTCAAGTCCACGCAAATATGATTCGACTCCCATGCCCACTAGGGCTAGCCTGCATGTATGCAGGAGCTTGAAGATACGAAAATTTTAGACAAGTCAGAACTCGGTCGGCGCATCGCGCGATGGATGGAAGACGTGATGCGGCGCAAGGGGTGGTCGGCTGAGAAGTGGGCGCGGGAGGCGAGGACCTCGCCCACGAACATCACACGGGTGTCCAAACAGCACTACGTGCCGAACAGCTACACGCTTGCGATGCTTGGCATGGCGGCGGGTGAACCGCCTCCGTTATTGCCCGATAGTCGGCTCAAGTTGACACGGCAGTTGCCGATTTATGGGGCAGGGGAGCTACGTGCCGTGACTGAGGGAGACCGAAAACTCGCCGCGCCTCGCGACAATGGGCGGCGAAGCATGACCCTGGTGTCCATCGATGCACCCAGCCACTGGGTGGGTGCGATCGTAACCACCGACAGCATGAATGCGGCCGGCATCCAGATCGGAGACGAGCTCGTGGTCGACCTGCTTGCGCCGCCAGCGCATGGGCAGATCGTCGCTTGCACGAGGTTGAATTTCAACGACGTCAGCCCGATGGTATACGCGCCGCCTTACCTCATCCCCCAGAGCACCAACCCCGAATGGAAGCCGGTCAATCGGAGTGACTGGCTCATATTCGGCGTGTGCAAGCAGGTTCATCGTGCGCTGCCCTAGACCCTGATCAGAGGGACCGGGACGGACGGCGACCGCCCCGGTGTCCTCCCTCCTTTCCCGCGCGCAGGACTAGCGCGCGGTACGCTCCGTGCGCGAGGGCTCAGAGCCTCGCGTATTGCGGCACCCAGCCCTTGGGCCGGTGCTTCCAGATCAGGTCGATCAGCGCCGTCTTCGACTTCTCGCCGCGGACCTGCAGCTTGAGCGCCTTGGCCTCGGCGTCAAGCATCACGCGCGGCAGCCGCGCGAGCATCATCTTGGGCCACTCGATCGCGCCCAGGTCGAGCTCCTTCGCTAGCGCCTTGTAGGCATTGGCGCCACGGTCCGAGACGATATGGCTCGCCACCTTCGCGGCCAGAGTGCCCTCGTCGAGCAGCTCCTTGATCGCGCCGTGCAGCAGCTTGCGCACGTCGTCGTGCAAGGCGCTGCCGTGGTCGGTATTGAACGCACAGAGCGTCTCGACGCGCTCGGCGAACACCTCGGGGTGCGCCGCCATATAGCGCATCAGGGCGACAAGGTGCAGGTAGCGCAGGTCGTAGGCGAAGGCGTTGCTGACCTCGCCGGCATGGACCTTCTCGCCCTTCGCGGCCTTCTTGGCGACGTCGGCCTTCTTAGCTTCCTTGGCCTTCTTGACCTCCTGCTGGCGCTCGCTCTTGAGCGACACGGCGCGCTCCTCGCGCACCTCGCCGCTGGGCTCGATCCAGCACACGATGCCGACGCCCTTGGTCTCCTCGGCCTCGGCGCGGCGGAAGGCGGTATAGAAGCCCTGCTCCGGCCGCAGGTCGACGAAGGCGTAGCTGTCGTTCTTGGCGAGCGCGAGCATGCGCTGGCTCAGCCACGCCGACTGCTCCGTCATGGCCTCGCGATACTTGATGAAGTAGGGACCGGCCGGCTGGCCCTTGTCGTCGACGTCGAACAAATCCTCGGCGGTCTTGTAGTTCACCGCCGTCGGGAACCGCGCATGCTCGACGTAGAACCGTTTCTCGTCGCGCATGAGCTGGCCGGCGGCGTGCTCGTAGTTGCCGTTCCAGCCCTTGCCGATCTTCATCGCCTTGGCGACCAGCTTGGGGTCGCCCAGCCGCGCCAGCGCCACGGCGCCGTCGTAGCCGATCTCGCCCTTGCGATAGGCGGTGCGCGCCTTCTCGGGCAGCGTGGCAAGCACCAGGCGCTGCCTGACGAAGCGCTCGCTGACGTCGAACGCGCGCGCGATGCCCGGCAGGTCCTTGCCTTCGCCGGCGAGCTTGGCGAAGGCTTCGCACTCGTCCATCGGGTGCATGTCGAGGCGCACCGCGTTCTCGGCGAGGCTGATCTCGAGCAGCTTGTCGTCGTCGATGCCGTCGGGCAGGACGTTGCACGCAATCGGCGGCAGCGCGCCAACCGTCGGATCGGCGAGCTTTCGCAGAGCTTCGAGCCGGCGATTGCCAGCGATCACGAAGTAGCCGCCTTCGCCGTTGTGGTCCTTCACGACCACGAGCGGCTGCAGCAGCCCTTCGGCCTTGATCGAAGCCACCAGATCGTCGACCACGGGCGTGCCCTTGCGGGCATGACCGGGCCAGGTCTTGAGGTGGCGCAGGGGGATATTCTCGACCTCCATCGGTCTCATTCCTCCATCAGGCATCGTCGGACTCCTTCTCTCGGGTTAAGTGTCGCCTCACCGCCGGGGCCTTCGTGTCGACGACCTCGCCGGGCTCGGCCAGGCGGTAGCCGGCCCACCAGCCGTGCCTGACCGCCTGGGTATTGAGGGTGTGGACGTGCGCGAGCGCGCGCTCGCGGTTGGTGCAGCGTGCGATCACCGTCTTGGTGACGACGCCGTTGGCGTCGACGTCGAGCCGGATCACGAGCTCCTTCACGACAGTGCGTCGATCAGGGCGACGCGCTCGGCGTCGTTGAGCTCCACGCGCGTGACCTCGCCGGCCTCGTCGGTCACCATCATCGCGACCTCGCCGTCGCGCCACTTGGCGATCGTGATGCGCGGCCACTCGCCGCGGCTTGACCGCCGCTTGAGGACGAGCAGCTTCCCGCTGTCGGCCTCGCCGCGTGTCGCGAGGCTCATGCGTGCGCCGCGACCTTCGCCGCCACCACGAGCTCGGTCCTGAGCTTCGCCTTCTCGACCAGGAACGCCGTGCGCTTCTCGGCCTGGCTCGCTGCCCACACCAGGATCGCCGGATCGGCCTTGAGCACCTCGATGTAGTGGTTGAGGTAGGCGGCGTGCTGCAGCTCGCGCGTTTGCGGCAGGCCGAACGCCGCCATGCTCATGGCGCTGGTCATCTCGGCGCAGAGCTCCTCGCGCGCGTACTGCACGATGCGCTCGTTGCGCTTCTCGCCGCGCGGCTCACGCCCGACGCGGCCGGCATTGCCGGCGGCATGTCCGGCCTCATGCAGGAGCACCGCGAGATAGGCGTCATTGTCGCTGAACGCCTTGCGCGGCGGCATGCCGATCTGATCCAGCGCCGGGCGGTAGCACGGGATCTGGCTGGTGGTGACGCCGCCGACCAGGCGGAGCTCCTCGATCATCGTGAGGATCTCGGCCGGCACGCATTCGGGCTTGAACGGCGCCGTCGAGACCTGGGCCGCCTCGGCGATATCGGGCGGCAGGTTGGTGAGCTGCGCCACGTTGAACACCGAGTAGACTCGGCCGAAGTAGTTGCTCTCCTCCTCGCCGTCGGGCTTCTTCTTCACCTTGGGCTTGAACACGACGACGCTGCAGGGCTCCTGACCGTGCGTGCGCCAGTCGTCGGGCGACAGCGGGATGCCGCCGTCGACCCGCTTGATGCGCGGGCCGTCGGGGTCCTTGCCGGGGTTGAGCTCGCGCAGCTGCGTCATGGTCATGAACGCCGGGCTCATCCAGGCGTTCTCCCACATCCAGAGCTCGAGCAGCACGCGGTTGATGCCGGTGTAGGGCTTCTTGTGCCCGGCGCGCACGCGGCGGAACACGTTGAACGGCAGCCCGTTGTGCCGGTCGTAGGGGCACACCCAGGGGGCGACGCCCGCTTCGAGCGAGGCGATCAGGCGCTCCGCGATCTTGGCGCAGAGCTCCTTGACGCCGGCTCCGTAGATGATGGCCATCAGTGAACCTCCTGGAGCGCGTTATCGACGATCTTGTAGTTGACCGGATCGTTGCTCGGCGCAGCGCGATAGTCCCGCACCGCGGCCCAGCGCATCGCAATGGAGTACGCGGCCTGGTGGGCCTCGGCCTGGGTCGCGAAGCGCGTCGAGTTGGTGTACCAACGGCCCGTGTCATCGGTCTGGAACTCGGGCTTGAAGCTCCTGGCGGGCTTGTCCTCAGTGCTGCACATCACTCGTCCTCGATCGGCTCATCGGCCGGGTAGTTGGGGTTGGTGAAAATCTCCTCGTCGAACTCCTGCAGGCGCCGCTTGACGCAACTTCGGCACACGTAGGTGCAGAAGATGCCGCGTGCGTCGTGCAGGGCTCGCCTCGGCTCGCCGCTGCCGCAGGCGCACGGCCTAGTCATGGTAGGAACGCATGCAGCCGACGGAGCAGAAGCGCCCGCGGATACGCTCGACGCGCCCGCCGTCGTGCTCGATCTGATAGCGAAACATCGAGCCATCGCGACGCTCATTGCCGCACCAGTCGCACGACTGCTTGGCGTAGGACACCTCCGCAGGTCTGATCTTGTCGCGGTGGAGCTCCGTGCGTGCGAACGGGTCGCGCGAGATGAGCGTCATCACACGAAGCCGTACTTGGTGCTGCGCTGATAGCGCGTGAGCTCGGCCTCGTAGTGGGCAACGATCCGGTTGACGACCCGATCGACCTCGGCCCAGGTGCGCAACGGATTGTCGTTCCAGTCGATGATCTTGCTGGTGCAGCCCGGAGTGCCCCGGCTCTGGAATTCAGGACAGGCTGCGGCGATGAACTCGCCGGCATCGGTCTCGAAGTTGCCGACGATATCGGTCGGATCGCCGTCATGCGTCGCTATGAACATGAATGCGGCGGCGCCGATCAGACAGTGGCAGATCGTGCCGTCGGTTGCCCGGCAGTAGTAGTCGCCCTTGATCCAGGTCGCTTCGGTGAGTCGGCGGCGAAGCTGGAGCGCGAGCTCGAGCTTCTGGTCCGGCGCGAGATAAGTGAATGCGGTCATCGTTCCTCCTAGTCCGCCATCGCTGCGTGGCCCATGCGGGCGTTGACGTCGCCCAGCAGCCGGGTCCACAGGCCGTTGAGCACGGTGACCCGGGCCATGCAGGGCTCCGAATCGCCGGGGTGCGCCAGCGCCTCGTGCTGCGCGGTGACCGCCCCGTCGTGCAGGGCTTCGACCACGAAGCGCAGCTGGGTCTTGTCAAGGCGCTGCAGGTGCGCCAGGAATTTGGGCAAGGGAATGGGCTGGGAAGCACTCATCGTGCGTCCTCTCCTTCAGGTCTGCAACTCACGGCCTGCGAACGTGCAGGCGATGAATCAACGGGTTACGGGGTGGGCGGCCGGGACCTGGCGGCGTTGCCGCCAGTGTCTCGGTAGCTGGAGGGCCACGGCGACGGCCGTGAGCCGGGCCGCCAGGCGTTCGAGCGGTAGTATTTGAGCATGGAGATGCCGCGGCTGATCTCGCCGGCTGTGATCGCCAGCGAGACCACGTTCGACACCAGGAACAGGTAGGGCCGCGCCGCCATCAGCAGCGACGCGGCCACGCGCAGGGCTCCGCCCATTGCTCAGATCGGGCAGTCGTCGAGCGACACCGGCATGCCGGCAGCGCGCGCCGCCACCCGGTTGCCGCGCTCCGACGGCGTCTCGGGCATCTCGATGTCGTCGTGCTCGACCAGCTCGCTCTCAGCCTCGGAGCCGGACGGGCCAGCCGGACCGACGGCCGGACGGGGCGTACCCAGGAGCTGGAAGGACCCGCGGGGGCCAATCAAGATCTCGGTGGTGTAGCGGGTGACACCGCCCTGGTCCACCCACTGCCGGGTGCGCAGCTGGCCCTCGACCGACACCTGCTTGCCCTTGCGGGCGTGCGGCGCGATCACGGCGTCGATCAGCGGCGTGCTGAACGAGACGATGCGGTGGAAGTCGGCGCGGGAGCGGCGCTCGCCGGTCGCCTTGTCGGTCCAGTGCTCGTTGGTGGCGAGCCTGAGGTTGGCGACCTTCTCGCCGTCGTTGAGGCGGCGGATCTCGGGATCGGCGGTCAGGTTGCCGATCAGGGTAACGCGATTCATCGTCGTGTTCCTTGGCTTGGGTTGAGAATTTGGGTAGCAGGCGAGAGCATCCAGATCGGCGTGCGGCCGCACTCCGCTGGGGGAGCCTTGCTGGTTCCGTGCTCTCGCCTGGGGTACGTGCCGTACCCAGGATCGCGCAAAGCCCCGCAGGGGCCTTCGCTTACGGGTGCAGCTGGAGCAGCAGCTCCTCGGCGCCGTAGACCTGCATGGCGCCGCAGGCATCGCAGCGGTACTTGCGCGCATCGGGCTCACAGCCCTCGGCGTCGGCGCCGCATGCGATGCAGACGCCAGGGTTGTCGAGACCGGTCATCGCCGATTCGACGAGCGCGCAGATGCGCTCGTGCGTGATGGATTCGTGGACTTTCATGGCGCCACCGGCCGCACGGGCTTGGGCGCCTGCTCGGTCCCCCAGGGCGTGCCGCTGAAGTAGTGCGCGCTGAAGCCGTTGAGCAGCGCCTGGTGCGCCGGCGTTTGCTGGGCGATGAGCTCGAGCTGCTTTGCCGCCCACTCGCCGGCGCGGTACACGCCGGCGTCATCGCTGAAGGTGTAGTACCAGTCGAAACGCTCGAGGGCGTCGTAGAACTCGGTGAGTGACATCGGCACGGCCAAGCTGCTCGCGCCCTTCGTTGCGAGGATCATGAAACTCTCCTAGTAGCAGTTGGTGTAGGTGGTGCTGCCGACGCGCTGGCTGGTGCAGTTCAGCGGCCGCGGCGGCACGTACACGGGCTCGTAGTAGGTGGGCTGGTTGGCGATCGCGACGCCGGCAGCAGCGCCGAGGATTACGGCGCCGACGGCGAGCGTGGCAAGACTGACGGTGCCGACCTTGTCCCAGTCGACGCCGCCAGTAGGCGTGCAGCCCGAGAGAAGCGCTGCCAGGACGGCGAGCGCGCATAGCTTCCGCATAAAAACCTCGATGGTTGGAAATTGAGTGCAGGGCTCGGCTCCGGGCTTCCGGGCCGCCAGCGCGGCGCTGGCCGTGCTGAGTGCGTGTTGCGGCGAGGGGCAGCGGGGAGGAGCCATCCACCCGCTGCCCCTGCCAGGCGCCCGGCCTAGGCGCTCGCCAGCACCTTCCCGGTCGCCTCAATCCTCACCGCCGGGGCCTTCGCCGCCAGAGCCGGCGTATCCAGATCGCGCAGGTCCCAGATCTTGATGCCGCGTGCCTGGGCGTGCTTGACCAGCTCCTCGGTCGGCCCGTGCTTGGCGATGCCGGCGATGATCACGCCGTCGGCCTGCGCCAGGTCGAGCATCGCCTCCAGGCGGCGGAACGGCGAGGCCCGCTTGTGCGCCTCGTGGTTGAGGCTGAGGCGCACCAGCTGGCAGCGGTTCGCGAGGGCGAAGCGCGCGGCCTGGTCTTCGATCCCGACCTCGCGGTCGCCGCTGTAGATCGTCAGCTCCTCGTGCTTGCAACGCAGGCGCGCGAGCCCTTCTGCCAGCGCTCGCGAGTGCTCCTCGCCCCCGCCCATGACGATCACGCGGGTGGTCTGGGCGGGCGGCGGCGGTGCGTAGACCGTCGCCAGGGTGGTGTTCGCGATCTTCAGTGCCGTCGCCCGGTCGCCCTTGATGCGCTGGCGGCTGTTCCACGGCGCGCCGGTGAGCAGGCCATAAGTGCGGCGCGCGCCGTCGTAGATCGAGCGCAGGAACATCGCCTCCTCGGCGCGCTGGATCGCCTTGTCCTCGAGCTGGGCGAGCTGCTGCTGGCCCATCTCGGTGATGGTGTCGGCTTCCTCGGCCTCGCGCAGCGCCTTCATGGCGTCGCCGTGCCACTGGTCGCGGCGTTCCCAGGCGCGTTCAAAGCCGGCGGCAACGACGTCGAGCACGTCGGCAACGAGGCCGCCGCGCTGCCACTCGCCGTTCTCCTGGCGGCGTGCCGTGCGCGGGAAGCGATCCGCGAGCGTCGCGAGCTGTTCGAAGATGGTGCACACGGCGTAGTAGGTGCTGCGCGCGTCGTCGACGCTGGGACCGTCGGCCAGCGCTGCTGCGGCCGGTGCGGCGAGCGGCATGCGCTCCTCGGCTCCGGCCTCGGCGCTGCGGCCGCGCGCCGTGATGCTGGCGTTGTAGCGCAGCAGCGTGCGCTCCCAGAGGTCAGTGGCGCCGTTGACCTGGCGACGGCGCTCGATGCCGGTGCCGACGAGCGTCTCGATCTCGGCCAGGCGCTCCTCCTCGGTGTGGCCGCGCACGGCGTGCTCGGTCAGGTCGTAGCCCTTGGCCTTGCACGGCGTCGGCTGGTGGATCTTGCCCCTGCGCCAGCGCCACTGGCCTGCGGTGGCCTGCACCAGCGCCCAGTGGGCGTTGTGCGCGTGCTGCTCGTAGATGGCGGCCTGGAAGCGGTTGAAGCGCTCGCGGTCGGCGTCGCGCTCGAAGCCGGGCATGTCGCGCTCGTAGACGAAGCCCTGGGTCTGGATGATCGCGGTGTAGCTGCTGGCGATCAGGTCGTCGGTCGTGGTATTGGTGACGTTGCTCATGTTCTGGCTCCTGCACAGTCGGTTCGTGGGAAGGGCCGGGTAGCTGTTCAAGCAGCTGCTCGGCCCGCTCGTTTCAGGGTAACTACGCGCTAATCGCCGGGGCCTTCAGATCCTGCCGGCGAGATCGTCGCGCTGGTTCATCAAGATGCGGCCCAGCCAGTTGAGGCCGGCGCCGGTGCGAATATCGACACCCCAGAAGCGGTCGTTCCAGTGGTTGCCTTCGCGCAGCTCCGCGTCGCCAGTCGCCAGCAGGCGGTCGGCGATCGGCGTGCCGGGGCGGAACTTCTGCGCGATCAAGTCGCTCATGACGTCGATGCGCGCGGTCGCCCAATCGTGCCGCAGGATGAACGGAACGGTGCGCGCGAGGCGCTTGGCCTCGCCCGGCGTGCGGGCGCGCACAATCTGACGGAAGACCGGCGACTCCGGACCGCCATCGACCTTGGCGGCCTGGTAGGCGTGCTCGACGGTCGGGCAGATGAAGCGGTCGATCTCGACCTGGGCAGGCCAGAAGTTCGAGAGCCAGCGGTGCTCGCCGGCGAAGATACCGATGATGGTCATGTGAACCTCCTCTCAACCGATGTGAATGCTAGCCGATGCCGGGGCCTTCCGCTTCGCGGTCGCCATGACGTCGTCGATGAATGCCTGGTGGGCGCGATCGTCCTGCCAGCGCAGGAAGCGCTGGTAGCCGCGACCGATCTGGTAGACCGCGTAGTGGCTGACGAGCAGCAGCGCTGCGACGATCACGATGTAGAACAGGATGTAGAGAGCGACGCCCGCGGTAATGACCGCCAGGAGTGCAAGCGCAAGCTTGAGTGCGATGGTCTTCATGGGTGGCTCCTGCAGATGGATGGGAATTGGGTGCGACCGCCACGACCGGTCGCTGTCAGCCGAGCACGCGCCTTTATCTCGAGGTCGCGTCGCCGCTGCTTGGTCGAAAGATTTTGAGAAAGCCGCAGGGGCCTTCTCAGGTAAAACGAAATAGTGATTTCAAGAGATCTTGAATTCATCCCTGGGATGGTGGGAGCCATCCCCGAAGCGCTGCGGCCGTATACTCACCGCTGCTGTGGCGCAGCGGGAGTCGCCTGGGCTTCATCCGGGACCGATGCGGCATCTCCATATGACGGGGCCGTTGTAGTCCCCCCAAGCCTGGCGCCGATCGAGGGAGGGAGAACGAGGACCCTCCGGGTCCGAGTCGACCGACCGGTGCGCGCAAGCTGAATGTGAGGCGACGCCCGAGGCCGCTCTCCCATTGGAACGACCACATTCTGCTTGCGCGCACGATCGGCGTCAGGCGCCGTGGGGGACGCAAACGAGCCCCAGGCATATGGAGATGCCGCGGCCGCCGGGTGCAGCCCAGGCGACGATTGCCACGGGAACGGTGATCGGTTGCAGCGCTTCGGGGATGGTGCCTGCCAGGGACGTGCTGGCTTCCCAGCTCCCGTGGGCCAATACTCCCGCCCGTGCCAGCGAGGCGACGCCCACGGCCCATTGGCCTAGCCCGGATCGTCACCCGTAGGGCCGAGACACGCGCTTGGGCGTGGCTCGGGGAGCGAGGCAAGGCCGAGCGACTAGAGCCGGTGAACGCTACTTCATTCCGGCCCCGAAACGAGTTGCGTTCCAACAATTGGAACGCGCGATCGCGCAAGCCGCTGATCCTGCTAGGATGCAGCCGCTCAATTGACAAAACTGCAATTTGAGGATACGCGCGTGAAGCGCTCAGACCCCTTACCAGTCACACGTTCGGAGCCGTTCGGACCCTTTGTTCCACATGGAACATCCGGCTCCGACGACCAACCTCTGCCGCCGATGCCGGCAGGCCGGCCGGCCGGCTCGCCGGCAGCAGCGCAGTCTCTCGACGGCGAGATCCTGCAAAGCCCGAACCCGGCACAGCCGTACAGCCGCAAGGGCGTTCCCAACCTGATGGAGCGCAGAAGCGCGCATAACAAGGGGAAGGGCTACATATCCAAGCGATTGCGCTCGGCTATTGAGCGCCTCGCTCAGGGCACCACGATCACGCTCGCCGCCCAGCTCTCGGGCATGCACCGCAACTCCCTGTCGCAGGCCATGCAGCGCCCGCAGTGCATTGAATTGCTTGAGCAAGTAATCAGGTCGGGCATGACGATGACCGCAGCCAAGGCAGCACGGCGGATCGACTACCTGGTGGACGGGGCACGCAGTGAGTACGTTCAGCTCGAAGCATCCCGCACTGCACTCGGGTACGTGGCCCCTACCTCGGTCCACCTAGGGGGGGATGTGGTGATCGAGATCAAGCTGTAGAAACAAGCACTTGCCAGAGACAAGGAATGTGGTGCCTTAACTCGCGCTGACGTAGCACCGCTGGCGCCAGCACACGTGCTGGCTGTGCTCTTGCCAGCCCCAGGAACAAGGATTCGTGTGGGGACAGCGTTGCGACCCCCCGGGGGTCGAAAACGCGAGGCCCCACAGGGGACCCCCTCCCCCCTCCGTAGATTTTCCGGGGAAGGTGGGCGGTACACGCATGCCTCCCCCACCCATGAATTTTCCCAGGAAGGTACGCGGTACCTCCTGCTGTCTATCCCTGATCCCTGGCCAGAGCTGCGTTTGCCGCGAGCTCGTCCTCGTCGGGCCAGATCATCGCCCGCACCTCCTGTGAGTCGCGACCGCCTGCATGATTGCAGACGCTTCGCCGCATGGCAAAGCCCGCTCTCCAAGACGACGAGCCCTGGCTGCTGCGCTGGCGGATGGATCAGCCGGTGCCGTCGCGCTGGTGCGCCTATCCGTTCGCGATGGGCCGGCTGCGCAACGGCGAGATCATGATCACGCCCCGCCCGGGCTGGTCGCGCCAGGAAGCCTGGGAGCAGATGCTCGAGCTCCACCCGTGAGCACCTGCATCGCGGCGGCTGCGATCTGGGGCTGCTTCCTGGCGGCGGTCGGCGTCTTCGTCGGCTACTTCATCGGGCAGCGCCCGTGAAGGACGAGCCGGTTGCCGTGGTCGAGATCGAGGCGGATGTCGAGTGGCAGCCGGCCGAGACCTACACGTACCGCTTCACCAGCACGCTCGACAGGCTCTGTGCGATCGCCAGGGCCACCGGCTGCGAGTACCCGCGCCACCTCGTCACGCAGCGCAAGGAGCGCCTGCTCACAACGATCCTGATCGAAGGGACCGTGCCCCTGTGATCGTTCACCGCCCTAGCCAGCCCAAGATGCTTCTCGCTGTCGCGACTGGACCTGTTGGCGAGACCGCTGGCGCCACGATCAATCGCGCGCTCGCCGAACTCATCGAAGCCGCGCGTGGGCGATCCTTTCTCTCGATCGACTGCCACATCGACGCGGCCAACGCCGATCGCGACCGCATCGTCGTCACCCTCACGGCCGACGTGCAGCCGTGAAGCATCAGGCGACCGCTGCCTACAAGCTCGCCTACGAGCCGCCCGGCCCGGTGATCCGCGCCTTCATGCGGAGCGACAAGTTCGTGCGCGGCATCCGCGGCCCCGTTGGCTCCGCCAAGTCGAGCGCCTGCGCGATCGAGATGCTGCGGCGCGCCCTTGCCCAGCCCAAGGACGCTACCGGTCTGCGCCGCTCACGTGCGCTGATCGTGCGCAACACCGGCCCCGAGCTCAAGACCACGACGATCAAGACCTGGCTCGACTGGATGCCCGAGCACGTGTTCGGGCGCTTCAACTGGAGCCCGCCGTTCACGCATCACATCCGCCGCGGCGAGCTCGACCTGGAGGCGATCTTCCTGGCGCTCGACACGCCCGAGGACGTCAAGAAGCTGCTCTCGCTCGAATGCACCTTCGCGTGGATCAACGAGGCCCGCGAGGTCGACAAGGCGATCGTCGACGGCCTCACCATGCGCGTCGGCCGCTATCCCTCGATGAAGGACGGCGGCGCTGCCTGGGCCGGCGTCGTCATGGACACCAACGCGATGCCGCCCGACCACTGGTGGCCGATTGTCTCGGGCGAGGCGCCGGTGCCCGAGGACATGGACCCGGTCGACGCCGAGCTCCTGGTCAAGCCCGACACCTGGGAGTTCTTCGTCCAGCCGCCCGGCATGCTCGAGGAGCGCGACGCGCGCGGCGACGTCGTCGGCTATGTTGACAACCCCGCGGCCGAGAACGTCGCCAACCTGCGCGCCGGCTACTACCGCGACATGATCGCCGGCAAGATGCGCAGCTGGGTCAGCGTCTACGTCATGAACAAGCTGGGCTCGACCGCCGACGGCCGCGTGGTCTACCCGAGCTTCCGCGACGACAAGCATGTGGCCCAGACCAAGCTGCAGAGCATTCCCCAGCTTCCCTTGCTCGTCGGCGTCGACTTCGGTCTGACGCCCGCGGCGGTCATCGGCCAGCGCCTGCGCGGCCGCTTCCTGCTGCTGCGTGAGGTCCTGTCGTCCGACATGGGCGCCAAGCGCTTCGCTGAGCACCTGAAGGCCGTCCTCTCCGAGATGCTGGGCGACATGGAGCGGCGGCTGGATGGTGGGACGGGGGAATTGGGGGTCTCGATATGGGGCGACCCTGCGGGCGATCACCGGGCAGAGACCGACGAAGTTACGCCCTTCCAGATCTTCCGCGCCCAGGGCCTGCCGATCGTGCCCGCGCCCTCCAACGATTTCGTGATGCGCATCGAATCCGTCACCCTGCTGCTCGAGCGCATGGTCGACGGCGAGGTCGCACTCCTGGTCGATCCCGGCTGCCGCGTGCTGCGTGCCGGCTTCGCGCGCGGCTACAGCTACCCCAAGATCCAGGCATCGGGCGGCGGGGCGCGCTATGCCGACCGGCCGAAGAAGGACCGCTATAGCCACCCGCATGACGCGCTGCAGTACCTCGTGCTGGGCGCCGGCGTCGGCCAGCAGCTCATCACGCGCGTCGGCCACAAGGCCAAGCCGGTGATCGCGCAGCGCAACAACGACATCTTTGCCCGGCGCGCGGCCGCGGCGCAGCGCCAGGCGGTCAGGCGCAGCATGCGATGATCCGCGGCGAGCTCGTGCCCCTGGGTGGTCAGGTGCAGAGCTGGTTGATCGCGTTCCTCGACACCGACAATCCGCCGCGCTGGTGGCATCGCTTCGTCAAGCCGGGTTACCGCCACTGCCTCGCCTTCGGCTTCGACGGCCGCGCCTGGCTGCAGGTCGATTGCCTGTTCAACCTGCTCGACGTGCGCAGCTTCGCCGACGCCGAGATGACCCTCGTGCTCGAGGTCCTGGCGAGCCACCGCGCGCGCATCCTGGTGCTCGAACGCACGGTTGTGAGTCGCGGCATCCTGCGCATCCCCATCTATTGCGTCTCCACCGTCAAGCACCTGCTCGGCGTGCGCTGCTGGGCGCTTACGCCCTGGCAGCTCTACCGGGCGCTCGAGAGGCGCGGCGCACGCCGCATAGACCTCACCTAGGAGGCACAGCATGGGCTCGATGTTCGGCGGCGGCTCCAAGGCCAACGCCATGCAGGAACAGGCAGCGCAGCGCGAGGCCGAAGCCTCGGCCAAGCAGAGCGCGCTGATGGACAAGCAGCAGGCCGAGCAGGACGCCCTCAAGGCTGACGAGGACAAGACCAAAGCCGAAGTCGAGGATCGCCGCCGGCGGATGGCGTCCGGCCTGATCGGCCGGCGATCGCTGTTCTCCAACGACGAGACGGGTTTCGCGCGGCCCGCCTCGGTCCTCGGCGCGGGTTGATGCCGCAGCCATCCCACCGACCAAACCAGGAGCCATTGATGATGCGACCGACCCTGTGCTGGATCATCCCGCTGCCGGATTCCGGCGGCGTACCCACGCACCCCATCGCGCTGCCACCCAACGTCCCGACGCATCCAATTGCACCTGGCGGTCCGCCGCCCGGCTACTGGGGTGGCGTTGCACCGCCTCATCCCGACCAGGGCTTGCCAGGCTCGCAGCCCCATCCCTCGCACCCCATCGTGATTCCGCCCGGCTCGCTCGCGCCCGGCGTGCCAACCCATCCGATCGTGTTGCCGCCGCCGCAGCCCGGTCACCCCATCGTCATCCCGCCGGACGCGATCTCGCCAGGGCACCCGTCGCATCCCATCGCACTGCCGCCAGTACAGCCCGGGCACCCGATCGTGATCCCGCCCGACGCGATCGAGCCAGGCGTGCCGACGCACCCGATCTATCTCCCGCCGGTCATCTGGCCGGGGCCCGGCGTGCCGACGCATCCGATCGCCGGCGAGCCGCCGCTCGGCATCTGGGGCGGCGGTAGCGTGCCGATGCCGGGCAACCCGATGGTGCCGGCGACGGAGGCCGTGTTCGTTGTCGGCTACACGCCGGGCTACGGCGCCACCTTCGTGCGCGCGATGCCGGCACCCACCCCGCCTGCTACGCCGACGCATCCCATCGCAGGTCCGCCCGGCGCGGCGTTGAGGAAGTAGGAACCAGCCATGCCCGACGGTTACGACAGCTCCGCTGCGGCGCCGTCGGGCATGGCCGGCGACGACAAGGTCGGCCGGCTCATCCGCCGCTTCCAGCTCGCCAAGACCGAGCACCTGCGCTGGGAGGATCTCTGGCAGGAGTGCTACGACTATGCGCTGCCGGTGCGCAAAGGCTTCACCCGCACCGACACCAGCGGCAAGAAGCTCACCGACAAGTCCTACGACATGACCGCGGCCGTCGCGCTGCAGGAGTTCGGCTCGCGCCTGCAGGCCGGCATGACGCCGACCTTCGCGCGCTGGTCGAAGCTGATGCCCGGCGAGCTCGTGCCCAAGGAGGAGCTCGCCAAAGTCGAGGCCAAGCTCGAGGACATCACCGAGGCGGTCTACCGCGTCATCCACCGCTCCAACTTCGATGCCCAGATCCACGAGAGTTATCTCGAGCTCGGCATCGGCACCGGCTCGCTAATCTGCGACGAGGACGTCCACGACGTCGTGCGCTTCACCGCGGTGCCGCTCACCGAGGTCTACCTCGACGCCGGCCCCTACGACACGCTCGACGGCCGCTTCCGCCAGCGTGAGATGACCGTGCGCGAGTATCGCCAGACCTGGCGCAAGGGCACCTTGCCCCAGGGCTACGACCAGATGGACGACACCACGCTCGACAAGAAGATCAGCGTGGTCGAAGCGACCGTGCGCGACTGGGAGAGCCGCAACGAGGAGGTCCACGACTACACCGTCCTGATCGAGCAGCAGCGCCACATCGGCTTCGAGGCGACCTACAAGGGCATGGGTTCGTGTCCGTGGGTCAACTTCCGCTGGTCGAAGGCCGCCGGCGAGGTCTACGGCCGCGGCCCCCTCGTGCTAGCGCTACCCAACGTCAAGGTCGCGAACCTCATCGTCTCGATGTCGCTCGACTATGCCGAGATGACCCTCGCGGGCCTGTGGCAGGCTGACGACGACGGCGTGCTCAACCCCGAGACCGTGACACTCACGCCCGGCACGATCATCCCGATCGCGCAGAACAGCCGCGGCCTGCAGCCGCTCGAGGCGCCCGGCAAGTTCGACCTGTCGCAGCTGCTGCTCGAGAACCTGCGCTCCTCGATCAAGCGCGCGCTCTACGACGACAATCTTGGCCCACCCACCGGCACGCCGATGTCGGCGACAGAGGTCTCGGAGCGATCCGCCGATCTCTATCGCCGCATCGGCAGCGCCTACGGCCGCCTGCAGCAGGAGCTCGTCCAGCCGATCGTGCGCCGCGTGCTCTACATCATGCGCAAGCGCGGCATGGTCGACCTGCCGCTCGCCAAGAGCGTGGTCGAGGTCCATTCGGTCTCGCCGCTCGCCAGCGCCCAGGCGCAAGAAGACGTCCTGAAGTTCCAGCAGTTCGTGCAGATGGTCGCGGGCACCTTCGGCCCGCAGATGATGACCATGTTGATCAAGCCCGGCCCGACGACCGACTGGCTCGCCACCCAGCAGGGCGTGAACAAGAACCTGCTCTACAGCCAGCAGGAGCAGGTCGCGATGGCGCAGCAGATGGCGACGATGGCGCAGGGCATGGCGGGCAATCCAGGCCAGGGAGGCACTCCTGCCGCCGCCTGATCGGGAAGACGCGCGCTACGAGCTCGGCCCCGACGGCATCCGTCGCTCGGCCGAGTTCGAACGCAAGCTCAATAGCCAGTTCCTGGCGCTGTCGGAGCACCCGGCGTTCGCCGACGTTTCGGCCTACCTGCGCTCGATCACGCTCAATCGCGTGAACGGCCCCGAGGTCACCGAGGGCGCGTTGCGCCACCACGAAGGCATGCGCCAGCTCTACCAGATCATCTGCAATCGCATCGAGAGAGGCAGGGCGCAATGAGCGATGCACCAGGTGCGGCGGCGCCAGCGCCCGCCGCGGCCCCCGCAGCGGCACCAGCGGCAGCCCCGGCGGCAGCGCCCGCCCCGGCAACCTCCCCGGCAACCTCGCCGCCGACCAGCCCGCCGGCCGCGCCGGCCGCGCCGGCCAGGCCCGACTATATCGAGGAGAAGTTCTGGGACGGGAAAGCCGGCTCCGTGCGCGTCGAGGAGCTCGCCAAGTCCTACAAGGAAATCCAGGCGCGCCAGTCGCTGCGCAACGACGACATGCGCAAGGCCGTGCGCTCCGAGATGGAGAGCGAGCGCTTCGCCAAGCGACCAAGCAGCGCCGACAAGTACGTGCCCCAAGTGCCCAAGGGCATGCTGCCCGAAGGCACCGAGTTCAAGCCCGACACCAACAATCCGCTGTTCAAGTGGTGGGGCGAGCACGCCTTCAACGCCGGCCTGTCGCAGGAGGACTACGAGAAGGGCATCGCCGTCTACGTCGAGAGCCTCGGC